TGTAAGACTTGTCAGAAAACACTGTAGATGATATAGCTGTATACTCATCATATTCAGACTGAAACCAACTATTCATAATCTTCGCCCTATCCAACACCACACTGTAATAGGGATGCCTAGTTTCTTTCATTACTATATCTTCAGCAACATCCTTTGGTACAGAATAAATCTTAGATAAATCAATCATCTTTTAGAGAATTGTAGGGCTATAGCTACAGCTTGTTGTCTGCTATACCCCTCGTTTATAAGTTGTCTTATGTTTTCAGAAATCGTCTTTTGGGATGTACCCTTCTTGAGTGGCATGACTCCTAATCTTCGTCTCTAGATGATTTACCAAAATAATAACCAGTCACAGTAGTAAACGCAGTAAAGATTGCACCAAATGCTACGTTTACAAGAGTCTGAGAGTTGCCTCCTATATCATCAGTGAATATAAGCACACCCACCAATCCAAATGCACCTAGTATGATAGACGCTGCAAGGATCGTGTTCATGTTTCTAGTAAACGCATTCTTTGAGGCTTTCATCCTAGCAAGTTCACTGTTACGAGCGTTTTGGACATCTTGTATCTCCATTTCAAACTCGTTCAGATCGTGTTGCATCTGAGTAAGAATTATTTCTTTGTCATCATCAGATAACTCAGTAGAGGATCCTACTTCTTTTTTAAATAGTTCTAATATTTGGTCACTTCTACCACCAGTTGCTATGCTAGCAACAACAGTGGCTGCTTTTGCACCTAGCTTAGGTGCTTTCTTGGTTAATAAATCAATAAAACCCATATTGATTAGTTTTTTCTTGCCCATATCTATTTTATTAAGTCCATAAGTAAATTTACGAGAGTTCCAGACCCTAAGCCTGCCCCAGTAGCCCAAGCTACTATTTTTTGTTTAAACTTTACAAGTTCTTCAATTTGTTTTTCGTTATTCTCAACTTTATAGACGAGACCTTCCTTATTAAATTCGTTACCTAACAATGCTTCTTTCATATCCTGAATGTCTTTAGTTATCAATTCTATAACTGAATGTAACTGTTTTACTTCAAACTTCAAGTCTTTATTAAGCTGCTCTTGCGATATAGCCATTATCTAGTTACCATTTTTTGCACGACCAATATCTTGCCGTAAATTTATCTTTAGCTGTGGAACAACGATGTCTCGCTCTAAAAGACTTTCTACGAGCTGGCTCATTCTTACGTATGGGCATATTGGGATCGCCATAATGGATAACCTTAACTTGATTACCCTTCTTTGCTAAAACTACAAATTTTTTAGTGTCCCTCCAACTCCTGCGTGGCTTGTTAAACCCAGCATACGTATGACCCCTGTATTCAATGCGACCACCGCTAAGTCTTTTAACATCTTTCATGGCGACAAAATAATTACTATTTATGTTTTGATTCAATACCAAATTAAAGTATTGAATTTTACGTAATTCAGCCATAAGTTTAATGCAATTACTAATAATACTGACGAATAGTTATAACTATTGGTCATCATACTATTCAAATGGCCAACGAACCCACCAACAAAGCCCTGTACAACCGAGTTAAGGCTGCAGCTAAACGTAAGTTTAACATATTTCCTAGTGCATACGCTTCTGCGTGGATTGTTAAGGAATACAAAAAACGAGGCGGCACGTACACAGGCAGAAAGTCATCCAAAAGGGGCGTTGCTCGATGGATGCGTGAAAAGTGGACTACTCAAGATGGCTCACCTTGTGGATCAAAGAAGTTTAAAGGTGTTAAGAAATGTCGACCTACTGTCCGTATAAGTAAAGAAACGCCTGTCACTTGGAAGGAACTTAGGGCAAAGGGTAAGGCTTCTGAGGCTATAAGAGAGAAAAAACGTGTAGGAATGGGTAAACGAACAAAAGCTATCAGAAGAGATTAGCGTAGCACGTACATTGGGCTTGATGACCCCTTTTCATTCCTCCAAATAGCATAATCTATTGCATCAGACATGTGCCCTCTATCACCATTGTCTATTTTAAGGCCTTTATCGTTCACAATCGAATACATATAGTCTTTTATAACGTGATCGCACCTTGTATTGATCAAAAGCCTTCTTTCTCCGTTTTTTCCAGCATATATTGCATTATTAACTCTGTCTACACGCACTTTTCTTTTAGGATTTTGTATGTCTAACTCATTTTTATAAGAAATATCATGATTACTAAAGACTTCTCTAACATAATCCCAATCATTTTTACCTACACGACCATAATTACCACTTTTTTGATTGGAAGTGTTGTCTCCAGCCAATAAAACCTTCGAAATACCCCATTTTTTCAGTAATTCTACCGCTTTTAGGGCCTGCTCAGTGGTCAACGCCTCTTTGGAGAATATTTCGTCAAAAACAATGTATTGCCTAAGGCCATTACGAGCCTTTTTAACTTGGAGCAAAGCCCAACAATGAGGAGACCTGTTGAAATCAGCACAAAGCCAAACAGGACTCCCATTATGGTAATCGTCAGATGTGATATTACCTTGAGGGTAATGATTATATCCATCAAAATGTTTGTATGCCTTCTTCGTAGGATCATCTGTTTCCTCACTCATTTCATATCCAAGTTTATACGATAAAAAGTCCATCGCCTCTTCTTGGAGTAATCTTTGTTTACTATGGTTTGTTTCCCATAAAGGTATATCCCATACTTTATCAGCCTCTCTCATAAATGAAATATACTTTTTAATGAACTAGTTGGGTCTACAAAGAATATAGCAACTTGATCCTTAAATGCCTCATCTAATATTGAAAAGGCTCCAGAAACATACCCATGAAGAGTGTCTAAATCGTATGTAAGTATTGAACATCCTTTTCTCATGCATTCATCTATTATATAATCAATCACTCCAGATTCTGTAGTTTTGTCTAGTATTTCCCAGTGTTCATTTACTAACTCAGCACCAATCATGTCTATAAATCTATGCAACTCTTTTTTTGTGTTGTCAACATATTCTTGATCTACATCTGTGTTGAATCTTATATATATGATTACTTTAGATTGTTCCATTCTTCTACTTTATAGCCTGTTTTATCTTCCTTTACTGATATTTGCAGTACGTTAAAGATGCCTGACTTCATAAGCCTACTATTGGCATCATTAGGATGATAGGGAGTACATACACTTAAAACAATACCTTTATCATGAACACGCTTTATCCATGTGTTAGAAATCTTGTTCCAAACTGTATCTCTACGAGCAGTAGATATACGATCCTCATCATTGCACACATCATCAAGAATCAAGACACCAGCCCTTTGTCCTGTGGTTTGAGTCAGTACAGCATATGCTTCATAGGTGGGATTGCCTGTTCTATTGCGACTCTTAACAATGATACGCTGAGTTGATCCAGTATCAGTCCTGTCAAACTCAACAGGATTAAATTTATGCTCTCTGCACCAGTATCTATACATATCACTCATAAATAGCGCCCTCAAAGACAGTATTCTTTTAGCTGAAATACCACCATCAGCAGACACAATTAAGGTCTCAAGTTCATGCTTTCTAGTGGTCATATAGGCTGATAGACCAATGGCTACTTGTTGCGACTTACCAGTATTGTAGGGCGCACGAATAAGACCATTCAAACGTGCACTTTTAGACAACGCTTGCTGCTCCCAGTCATAAATTCCTTGCTGCATAACTAAATGTATATCTGCCTGCGTAAGTTTTGCACCATCTTGATCTGCCAAACAATTCTCAATAAAAGAGTTGCGCAAATCAATTGAGTCTGCTGGAGGTTCATGGCCCACTACATTAACTAATAAATCAGACCAATTAGTTTTTTGGGGCATACGTCATCTTACAAAATTTACATTGTTTCTTGCACTTTTTGCCAAGAGAAACCACGCCCAAACATTTAAATATTTTTGTTTTAAATACAGGGAACTTAAATAATTTAAACTTAATAGACATATACCTTTTCTTTTAACGTCATCAAGTCCTCCTTAGTGATGTATATAAACACATCTTTTCTATCCTTTCTACCAATAGCTTTATATAGTATTTGATCGTACCCATATTTTTTGGCAGCACCATCAACCCTCATAATAGGCATATTCATTCTTTTGTTTTCTATCATTTTTCTTACCGCTAAAGAATGTAACTTTTTATTGTCTACCAAAATAAACTCTCCATGAAACTGAAATGCTATTTTGTCTGCCCCCTTACTACTGCACCATCCCAGCTTGCCTTGCACGTTTGTTATCTCAACAACAACATACCCATCAATGTGACATTTTTTTAGTCCCTTAACGTCAATTGTTATGTCATCTAAATACGCATCAATATGATTGTAATCATCATGCTGAGTGCCAGCCTTAGCACCAGACAACTTGCAAAATAACCCTTCAGATTCCTTGCCCTTCTTTAAATTTTGTTTTTGTTGTTCCTTATAATAACTCATAATCTGCCTCTATTGCCTCCATTTTTTGAGCGAACTCTTTTAATTGATCCAGATTTAAGAAATCTTGAAGAACCTGTAATGTCTGTTCTCTCATTTTGTTTTTATACTCAATAATAATGGTAGGCTCATTGCTTAATTCCTTTCTAACATCATGCAAGTCCTTCATCATCTTACTCAAGTCTTTTGGATGTATCTCTTTTAGGTCCTCGTGTTTTTCTATAGCATCAACTACATTCATCAACAATAACTCAACCTTAGCAGACAGGTTCTCTTTTCTTTTCTCTAAATCACCTATTGTGGATAAAAGGTTCTTATATGTTCCAATGTTTTTTAAAACTTCTTTATCTAATAGATCATGTCTTTTGTTTTTTGTTACCTTATCTAGTTCAACAACCTGTTCTTGTAGCTGTTTTGCAGAACCTTTCCAGTTGTATATTGTTTGTCTAGAAAGGCCATATTTTGTTGACACTTTTGACAGGTTTCCATATTTATCTAGATCCCTTAAAACATCTAGCTTTTCTTTATCAGAGTAATCACTTGCTCTCTTTTTTTTCATCCCAACCATTTTTAGACGTGAACTCTATAATAGACTGTATTCTATTATTGATGTAGTTTGGCAGCTTACTAGACATGCTGGGTATCCTATATAAACACTCAATAACAACCTTCATCTCAGAGAACATTTGTTCTGTCGACTTTATATCTTCCTTTTCATGCCAAGACATTTTACACCTTTTTGGAAAATTTTACATTTTTGACAAAAATATAAAAAATTATACATAATTAAAAATAAGACACTATTTGTGAAAAATAGTATTTTTGCGAAAGGGTTGGTGGAAGATCCACCAAAAAATCATTTTAATATATAGGCCCTGTATATATAAAAATTTAAAATAATTATATAATATAATTATTAATGTATATAATATATATTTATTAATAATTCTATCATATAATAAAGTTATATATATAAATAATATATAAATATATATTAGGCAAAAAAAAAGCCTCGAGTATAAACTCGAGGCCATTATAGTTATATATTTTAATTATCTATTTTTCTGTATAATAATTCCAGTATTTTAGTTTATTGTATTTTACAGCGTTAATAAATGTTAAAGCTATAGGTTTATTTATAACATTAACATTTTTATATTTTTCATTTAATTCTTGTATAGATTTACTATCTAAAAATATAGCTTTATTTTTAGGGGTAGTTATAGTACAAGTATCTAATGTTTTATTGTATTCTATTTTATCTATAAAATGTGTTATATAAGTCATGTTATTATATAATAAAAAATTAAGGTTTATTGTAAACTAATCTGTCAATGTTTACATGTTTAAAAATTTCAAGCGGAAGTATAATATCTTTATAGTCCACTTTTATAATTTCAGATATAGCCATTTTTAGTAGAACACTATCATGTAAAAATATATCTGAATGTAAATGGAAATCCCAAGCTTTAGATAAAGAATGAATTTTAGTTTTAGATATACCCTTATTTCTAACATCTAATTCAAGTGTTTTTTTATGCATATTTTCAAACGTAAGTTTAGTTTCAAATTCATTTCTACGTTCATAAAAGTCTGCAATAAAATTATCACGATTTAATGTAGGATAGTCATAAGCATAGTTTCTATCTTTATTTTTATACATAATTGTAATTGTTTTTAGAGTTAGAAATTTGTGATTTATTCATCTTTTTTTGTGGTGAATAATAGTGGTTTACTTTAATAGGTTTTAATAGAGGAATTATTTCTTTTTCTCTATCTTTAATTATAAGCCATAATGAAGCTTGTAATTCATAACCTTTTAGATTGTATTCTTCAGCTATTTTTAGTACTAAATTTTCAATACTAGTATAAATATTTTTTGAAGCAATACCTTCATCTAATAATAAAGAAAACCATTCATTATGATTTCTAGCTATACATTTACTCATATGTACATCTAAAGTTACGAAAGAATTATCTAATAAAAGATTGTAGAAAAAACTACCTGTTTTTTTACATGTTTTTCTAGTTTGTTTATCAAAGAAAAAAACAAGTTCATTATCAAAACTTTTCCACGCCTTTTTATAGAAATCCTTAGTAGAATAAACTCTATTATCAAGCATATTATTAGTTTCAAGATTAGAACCATTTTGTTTTACATGTGATAATACATTTTCAGTTTCAAGTAAATTTACATTCCATTTTGAACGTGACGAAAATACAGAAGTCATTTGAGCAATCATTATATAATCTAATTTAGAATCGTGTTCTAATTTATATTCTAATAATTGTTTTTTGGCATCAGGATACCAATCAATTCCACTTCTAATATAATCATCATTTAAGTAGCTACATACAAATCTAAGATTAGATTCAATAACTTTTTCATCACAATATTGTAAGTTTTTATAATGTTTCATCATGTTATTGTATATTTATGTTTTCACGTTTTAGTTTAAATTTTCGTATAGCAAAGTTTAAATCCCATAATGGAGTTTTACATATAGGACAACCTGCAACCCATTTTATATCAGAAAATATATTTTCTTCTATATCAGTAGGTACAATAGATTTTTCATCAAAATCTATATTACATTCTAAACAGTAGGTTTCTATTTCAGAACACATGATTATTTCCAAATAATATGAATGACAATATGCATTCCAAAGTATATCCAAGCGAACACACAAAATGAAACAAAAAGTACATGATAAAGTTTATCTAATTTTTTCATAATATTGTATATTTTAATGTATATTTTAAGTTTTCAATAATTCAATGTACGAAGCCAAACAAATTTGGCAAGCCGCCCACGGTCCAAATTTAGAGCGTACAGGGCCTACTATAATATAAGGGTAAATATCCTATATTCCAAATTTAGAACGCTAGAATTAAAATATAGTATTCTATAGGAAAAAATACACGACCAAAAAAGCCGCATAATATAACCCCAGTAATTCGACCAAAAAACAAAAGTTAGATCTAAATATTATTGGCGCATTTTTACAGGTATCTATTGGCGGAAATTGACTGGGTAGAAATTTAGATACAGGGGGGGGCATGGGAATTAATCACAAAAAAAAGAGGAATACCTTGGCGGAAATTCCTCTTCTTGCTAGGGGTTGGCAGAAATTTATGTTATGATGTTTCTGAGTTGTTTAGATTCATCAAGAAATGCCTCAGGCGTGTCGTTATTTCGTTGTATAAGCCTTATCTCACTATGAGTAGGAGTAACACCTACCTCGTCTATGTCGAAGGGATATACGTCAATTTCATCCCCTGTATCGAAATCAATAGTCTGTATGACCACATCATCTTTTGGATTACATAGCTTCAATCTATTTATTAGTTTCTCAACAGTCATTATTGATCCCCCTTTTGTGATACTGTTATTTTTTCATCCAGAAATGTCTGTATGCTTTTCTCAAGTGTTTCATCATCTCTATTATAATCAGATGTAAAAAACTTTTCCATATGAAATTTAACTACGTTATATATGTGTTCATAACTAGTATTTTCATGCTTTTGATAACCGATATGTTTTAAAAACATATGTGTAAATTTAAAGTGATGCAAATACATTTATACCTCCTCTATTGTTTGATACTTAAACCTGAACGTATCAACTAGTAGTTCTAATTCATCAAGTTCGACAACGCTTCTATCAAGACCTCCTGCTATCTCATTCAATAAATGTATGGGATAATCATGATCATAAACATGGATAGGCAATTCACTATCGCATTGTAGGTTACCAATAGAACACCTCATATTCCTTCCATTGATAAGAGTGTACGATACACTACCGCATTCCTTTTCAAATACTTTGAGTCTAAGATAAGTATCTGAACCCCTATATTTGAGGTTCAGTATACCGATTAATTGTTTCATTATGATTGCTCCATTTTTGATTTATATAAATCTGCTCTATAAAATACTTCAGCAGATGATATTTGTACTTCAAAATTATATCCTGACTGACTCATACATTCTATGAATACAGACTCATCGTTTTCAAACGCCTTGATGTTGTTCGATCCC